TCATCTTCAAGCTCGTCTTCGGCGCCGAAGGCCATTTCGGTCAAATCTTCATCGGCAGACTTCTTTTTGTCAGTGTCCGAATCTTCGGTAAATTTGTTAAATCCGTTCTCAGCCAGTGGCTCGATACTAGCGAGCTTCATGAATCTGCGAATTTCGGATTCATTTAAAAGTGTTTTCTGAGCCATTGTGACATTCTCCTTAAAATAAACTCAACATTAAATAGTCGCCCAAACTCATAAAAGCACTAAAATCTGAACCACTGAAGGTTTGGATTCGAATTGAGTTTTTTTAATGCTTTGTCCTGTAACTGTTTAACACGCGCAAACGAAATGTCCAATCTCAAGGCAGTTTCCCTAAGTGTTAGATTACCATTTTTAAAAACTGCTATTAAAACACAATTGTGGTCTTCTTGATAATCTATATTGTGTCGACACTCTTTTACGGGGCATATGAGGTCCCTTGAAAGACAGTGGTGTGCGCACTTTAGCAACCCATCTCCTCTCATAGCTCTCCCCCTTCTTCCCCTATTGTATCATATATCTCGTCAATCTCATTTTTTGAAAATCCAAAATCCTGAATTTTCTGGTGGCCAAAATTTTTGAGCATTCTTGATTTTTTAATTCTTTGTTTATTCATCAATTTTCTTTCTTTCGCATAATCTTCTACAAAGGAGCAAATCCGCTCATCAGATTCAATAAAACCATCGATGACCGCTCTAAAGAAATCTGACTGCGTTATTGAATTGTGCCTTAGCCTTATAATAAATTTTGCATGCTGGTGATCTGTTTCTTCAAAGACAATCTTTTTTAACTCTTTTCCATACTGTGGGTTTTCGGGCATCACCAGTTTCTCGCGAGGATGTGGGTCTTGCTCTCGCTGAGGCCGGAACTTGTCTGAATAATAAACCGGGCCTTTCCTCTCAACTGTTTTAGACTTCTGGAGCCAGAATAGGAGAGACCAGATCTTATGTTTCTCCCTAAATCACTCAAGATCGAGGCAACAGGGCCCCGATATGGAACTTTGGTGGCCACGCCTTCAAATGAAGAGTATTTTCCTCTCCAATCTTTTTGGGCTTCTTTCGACGCCATCCCCCTGTACGTCTTAAACTTGAACCCTTTGTCGTCTGTGAAGACATTCCCGGGCGTTTCGGCGGTGCCGGCTAGGAGAGAGCCGCACATTACGGCGTCGGCGCCGGCGGCCAGAGCTTTAACAATATCTCCGGCATTCTTAATACCGCCGTCTGCAATAATATTAACGTCCCTGTCGGTTTTGGAGCAGTCAATAATTGTCTGCAGCCCGGGCAATCCGTGGCCGGTCTGTATTCTAGTAGAACAAATTGAGCCGCCGCCAATATTACATCTCACTGAGTCGGCGCCCCAATCGGATAAATCGTTGACACCCTCTAAGGTGGCAACATTCCCCGCCATGATGTGCACATCTTCTCCGAGATGATTCCTGAGTTCCGATAATGCTTCTTTCATTAAAATATGGTGGCCGTGTGCCACGTCGACGCATATAAAAACGGCTCCGCTTTGTAAACACATTTCGGATCTCATCAGATAATCTCCTGAGATGCCCACAGCTGCGCCCACCGTTTTAGCCCCTGCCGTAACTGCGTCTTTGATCATGGAACATTGTTGTTCCCAACTATTATATCGGTGGATTATCGCAGTGGCGCCTGCAGATGACATTGCCCGGGCCATTTCCCATTCGGACACGGTGTCCATTGGCGAAGCAATTATCGGTAAAAACAATTCTAATCCTTTGCCCAGATCTGTGCTTATATCAACGTCGGCGCGTGATCTAATATCCGAATACTGTGGCACCAGTAGCACGTCATCGTATGTAAGTGTATTTTTCATCAGTCTTTGTTATCCCTTATAAATCTAATAATATCGGCCGCCTTGTACCATGTGTGATTACTTGGGTTTTCCGGCTCTTCCATCACTGTTATGCTGTGAGCGTCCCCAGTTTTAACCATACAGATAGTAGGTGTTCCGTGGAATCCCATCTTGTCTTCAAGGCCATGGCCGCCTGACATGTTAAAGGCGCAAAAATTAATCTTGCTAAATTTTTGAGAAATATCAACATAATAGTCTCTTAAATTTACACACATCGGACAGGTATCTGAGTAAAACTTAATAACATTCACTGTGTTTTCTTGATCGATATTGTCAATCATCTTATTTAGCTTAACTCTGCTGAGTCTCTTTATTCTCATTTTCAAATCCCATTGTTTTCAGTGCTTCCTTTGTGTTGTTGATACACTCGGGGCAAAATAATCTCACCACTTCTTGTTTAACGACAACGTTCCACGATTTTACCATGTCTTTATCTCTCTTGTCAAACTCTTTGTTGCACGCATCGCAAGATTCAGGAAGCTTGTTGAATAGGAAAATTTTCTCGGAAAGATCTTTGGAGGCATTTGCTCCATGATGCTTTTTTATCTCCCTTCGCTTCTTCCTATTCATCTATGGTTCCTTTCCTGACTGAACGTTGTTGCTCCATCGACTTCCGATACGTCGGCGAGTTTTCGGCAGTAACAACTAGCGTCTTCTCTTCTTGCTCGGGTTCAGGTGGGGCCGGCGCGTGTGGCGGAGAAGCCAAGAGTTCCTCCCTATACTGCTGCAGAGTAAGCATGGCGCCCTCAAACTGAACGAGGCTCAAAGCTAGCTTTGCGATCTCCTCGGAGTCTCCAAACTCTGGCTCTCTGGTACTACATTGTTTTATAATCCCATATGTTTCTACCGCCCTTGATTTTAAAAGCAAAATGGCTGCATTTATTCTTTCGACTGACATAACACTCTCATCATCGGTTCATCGCTCCAAAAATTTGTCTCTGGTTTGTGCCGTCAAACACAACCACGGCGGACGGAAACGGTGCACAGTTCTGGCTGTCGCCGAACTTAAGCCGGCCTTTAATAAAATACACCTCGTCTGCTTTCATGACGTATTGGTGCCAGTACTTTGTATCGGTGCGCGCTGGTATTAGTACTATCGCGCGAGTGCCTTCCTTTCGGGTTTCCTCATAGGCCTTCTTGATCCAAGCATCTATCCCTCTTCCATATGGCGGATTGACGAAAGCAGTAAACCCTTCCCAGTCCTTGGTTAAGCCGTTCTCATCTTCCGTAAAGAAGTTGGCGCATTTTGTGTTTGCTGGGCTGGCGCAAGGATCCAGTGTAAAGGGACCAAATCTCCAGTCCAGTTTATCAAAAAATTCTTTGGGTGTGGCCCAGTCTCCCGTCTTTGACGAGAACATTACTACCTGTGTGTTTTTATCCATTCTGGATACTCTCCTTAAATAAGTTTTTCCCTTTTGGGTTACAGTCAAATAAAATATAGTTTCTTTTAAGGCGCGCTGCGCTTCTGCCAGTTGTGCCGCTTCCTGCAAATATGTCGACGACCAGATCGTCTTCATCACTAAACATTCGCACGACCCTATCTAAAAGTTTTACTGGCTTCTGAGTTGCATAATCTAGCTTCTCAGTGGCCTGAACATTATTGATGTCGGTCCAGACATCTCTGATGGGAATTCCCTCCATTTCTTCTAGATATCTTTTGATTCTTGGGACCCCTTTCTTGTTGTAAGATAGTCGATTATCAGCATGCAGGCCCTGCATCTTGTTGTGTGACACATACCATTGTTTCTCGTGGCCATTCCACTCATATCTCAAATTTGGTCGCGGGTTTATGTGAGGCTGGGAATTGTGAATCGCTGTTGTTACGAACTCCTTACCTGAGTGCTCACACACCTTAACCGAAGAGGATTTCTTATACTTCTCGTCATAGGGTAAGTACATTGGATTGAAAGTGGATTTATTGGACATCTTATAGCAGATTAGAGTGTCATGAAACCTATTCATTTTTCTCTTGTTTTTTGCGTTGCCGCCGGTGATCCATACGATTTCATTTATAAACTTCTTTTCTCCAAATATCTGGTCCATCAAAATTCTAACGTGGTGGCTGATGGTGGGGTCGACATGTACGATAATGTTTCCCGTTTTCTTAAGCACTCGCTTACATTCTATCAATCTTGGTTTCAAGAAGCTGTCACGATATGAAAGCATAGAGGGGTACTGATCTTTGAAGTCACTAAAGTCTCTTCCGGTGTTATACGGTGGGTCAAAGTATACCATATCGCAACTATCACCAGACAGCTCTTTCAATAACTCCAAATTGTCCCCTACATAATAATTATTAGGCACCATGACCCCTCAACTTTTCTCTGCGTAGATCTTCCAAGACCTTATCCACGGGAACGTCGGCCCATTGGTGCACTACGGACATCGGCACAACACGATATAGAAAGCCCGGGCGCTTTGGATCGCGCAAGGCGTGTTCTGGAATAGCAACCAGATCATCGTCTCCGTTGAATTCTGGTACAATCTCGGGCGGGCGCGTGAACAAAGCAACGTCAAATTCTTCCCTTGAATATGAAACATGCCCTGAAGAAGATGCCTCTCCGGCATTCTTGT